GTTAGAATAAAATGATAGGATATTTAATTAGAACAATCACAGACATAAAACAGGAGAATACTATGAGTAAGAAGTATGAGTATAAGTCAAAGCTATTTAGAAAAGTTCACCAATTACAAAAACGATTGTATCGAACGGAACAAAATCCTGGACATTCAGAAGATAAGGTGTGGTTTAGAGAGATGAGAATTAAGAAGCTTTTAAATAAAATTAGAGAAAAATAAAAAAAAGCTTGACAAGTGAAAAAAAATGTATTATATTAAGGGTATATAAATTATGGATATTAGACAAATAGTAAGAAGATTAGAGGAATTAGAATCAGAAGCTCGTGATAAACGACATTATGAATTAGAGGACTCTATCGGTAGATTGATTGAAGATATCATTGAGGTTGATATGGAACAAGAAAGACAATTCAGAAAACAAGTATCCAAATATATAGACGAAAAAATAGAAAACGAAATAGTCAGGCGAGCAGTGGAGTCTGGTTCAATAGCACAAGCATAGGGAGTTATATGAGTAAGTTTGAAGATAATGGTGGTTATTACATTGACGGAGTTCGATATATGGATTGTAAGTATACAGGCATTCCAGTTAAAAATGTAAGTGAAGATGCCAAATATGTGATTAGCGACCAAGCGTTACAATCAAGAATGTATAAAATGTTTCCAGAAGACTTTGAGGAAAAGACTAAAACTTATAAACCAACAGGTCGTCCTGCAGGTTGGCACTTTATGAATGAGTTCGTTGATAAAGATGGAAATGTTTTTCACAAAGGTAAAGAACAACCTAAGTTAAAAGGAACTTTACCACCAACAAAAATTAAACCAAAAAAGAAAACTAAACGAAGAACCAAAGATGAAATCTTGGTTGCTCGTCATAAAGAAAAGTTGGCAGCTGAAAGACAACTTAAAAAAGATTTAGAAAAACAAAAAAAATTCTTAATGGGAGATGTTGAGAAATGATGAGAAAAAGGTTACAAATAGGTAAACTACTTAAAGGAGATAAAAGACTTGAAGGAGAAACTTTTGTCGAATATAAAGAAAGACTTAAATTAGAAAAGTCTTTATTAAATGATTATGGTAAAGGTGTTTATATTACACCCGAAGAACACCAACAACAAGTATTACAAAAAAAGCTTGACAAAGCAAAATAAAAAGGTTATATTAGAATTATGAATTTAGGTTATGCTTGCATCAATATGAAGTTGTCGTATCCAAAAAAATATGGATTAGACCAACATAGAATAACAATGAACAGAAGTATGATTAAACGAACCTTTGATGAAAAGGGTTTGGACTATACATCTGAATTGGTTATGAAAAATGTTGCGGACTTATATAAGATTATACAATGGAACGAAGACAATGGTATCAAGTTCTTTCGTATGTCATCAGAAACATTTCCTTGGGCTTCTGAGTATTATCAAGATTGGCAGAAGTTTCCAAACATTAGATTTATTCACGCAATGTTATCTGATTGTGGTAAGTTAGCAAATGAGTATGGACATAGATTAACTGCACACCCTGGCCCTTTCAATGTATTGGTATCACCAAACGAAGATGTAGTTCAGAACACAATCACAGATTTGACTATCCACGCAGACATTATGGACTTTATGGGTTTATCAAGAACACCATACAACAAACTAAATATACATTGTAATGGTGTGTATGGTGATAAAGAATCTGCGTTAGATAGATTTTGTAAAAACTTTGAACGACTACCTATGTCAGTTCAATCAAGACTTACCGTTGAAAACGACGACAAAGCAACAATGTATTCAGTAAAGGAGTTATATGATGGAATATACAAACGAATTGGTATACCTATTGTGTTTGACTATCATCACCACAGATTTTGCACTGGTGGTCTATCGGAACAAGAAGCGTTAGAACTGGCAATATCGACTTGGCCAGATGACATTGTGCCGGTGGTTCACTATTCAGAATCTCGTTCCAAAGAACAATTAGATGAAAAGATTAGACCACAAGCACATTCAGATTTAATTAAACAATTACCAAATACCTACGGACACAATGTAGATATTATGGTAGAAGCAAAACACAAAGAATTAGCTATTGAAAGATTTATAAAATGAATGGTTGGATAATACATAAAAAAGCATTAGGTGAAAACCACGAAGTAAAAAGACTTGTAGAAGAATTTGAAAATCAAGGAGTTAAGATTCGTGTGGTCAATCCACGTGATGTAGATATCTTTGTAGATAGAGATGATAGGAAATCTATTATCGTTGATGGTGTTCCAAGAAAATTACCTGACTTTGTATTACCAAGAACTGGCAGTGGAACAACCTACTTTATCAAGGCAATCATTAGACATTTAGAAAGGTTGGGTGTTGTATTGATAAATGGTAGTGAAAGTATTGACGCCGTTAAAGATAAGTTATATTCACAACAAATATTAGGACAATCAAATCTACCAGTTCCAAAAACTATGTTGGTAAAACATCCTATCAATGTAAAGTTAGTAGAGGACAATATCAAGTATCCAATGATAGTAAAAACTTTAAGTGGTTCATATGGTAGTGGTGTCTTTATGGTTGAGGATAGAAAACAATTTAGACAACTGATGAAAATGGCAGAACTATCTAACGCCAGATATAACATTATTATTCAAGAGTGTGTTGAAGATTCACTCGGTAGAGATTTAAGAGTGTTGGTAGTGAACGGAAAGGTAGTTGGTTGTATGATGAGACAATCAGTTGACGGAGATTTTAGAGCAAACATCACAAGAGGTGGTGAAGCAATTCCATATCAGATTGATGAAGATATTGAGTGGATTGCAGGAGAGAGTGCAAGACTTTTAGATTTAGATATAGCAGGTGTAGACTTATTGTTTAACGGAGATAGTTATACGATATGTGAGGTAAACTCAGCACCAGGTTTTGAAGGTATGGAAAAATATACCAAAACAAACATAGCTGAAAAAATGGTTAACTACATTACTAAAAAGGTAGGTAATCAATAATTATTATAAATAAGAGGAGTAGGAAACTATGAATTATAAACAAATGTTTTTAAGTGCATTTCTAATGCTATTAATGTTCAACGGAATAGTTTGGAATAATCTATTCAAAGGGTATCGTGAATTTTGGATGCAAACCATTGATAGTTTAGAAGATGATAGAGTCAGACTACAATTAAGAATTGATGAATTAGAAAATGGTTATAAGTTAGACGGACTTGATGTTGTGGTTACAATGTATCATCCAGTCAAACATCAGACAGACGGAACACCAAACATTTTAGCAGACGGAACTAAGATTACAATACACAAAGCATCAGAATATAAATATGTCGCAGTTAGCCGTAATTTATTAAAGCGTTGGGGTGGTTGGTTAGACTATGGTGATTTTATTGTTCTAAAAGGAACAGGTGGTAAGGACGGAGTATATCAAGTTAAAGATACAATGAATAAACGATTCGTAAATCGTATCGATATATTGGAATCACCAGGTGTGAAACCATATAAATACACAAGTGCTAAAATCAAGAAAGCAAATCTAAACGAGGATATTACATTTATTACAGACAATTAAAAAAAGTTCTTGACAACGGAACAAAAATGTTGTATATTAATAGAAAAAAAAGGTTATAGAATTATGAGTAAGACAGAATATAAAAAGTATCAACAATCAATATGGTATAAGATAGAAAGATTTTTTGATAGACACAATCATTTGATGGAGTTTATCAGAACAATACTTGCACTTATAGTATTATGTTTACAATTTTACATTATCACGAGGTTATAAATGAGTTATAGTTTTGAAAAGTTTTCAGAAGAAAAAGATTTTGATTTTGAAAAACATAAACAAGAGTTCATAGACAATATGGATATGTTAAAGACTATGTCAGTCCAAGAACAAACTCTATATAAGAAATGGCAGGAATTCAACAAGAGTGAAAAGCTTCGTTCAAAAGCAGACAAGTTAGACCAAGTCCAACGACAAATGTGGACACCAACAGATTTATTCGATAAAGAAAAAACTATTCAAGAAATCCAAGACTTAGAACCAATCGTAGAACATACAGAAGATAACGAAACTTGGACTTTATTAAGACAAGGTATTTCATCTATGGAGTTTGTTGCAAATCCTGGCCGTAATATAAAGTTTTTTGTTAAAGACAAAAAGACTGAAAAATACTTAGGTGTTATTTGTATGGGTAGTGATGTGGTATCGATTAAAGTTAGAGATGAGTTCCTTGGTTGGACAAAAGAAAATAAACTTGATGATGCAAAACTACAACACACTGCAATCGGAACTTCAATCATAGCTACACAACCATTAGGATATAATTTCTTGGGTGGTAAGTTAGTATCAGCTTTGGTTACTTGTTCAACGATTAGAGATAAGTGGAAAGAAAATTATAATCAAACATTGGCTGGAATCACAACGACTGCACTTTATGGTGTTCACTCACAATACAATGGAATACCACATTGGAAAACTCTTGGAGAAACTGCAGGACAAATCAATCTAAAACCAGATGATAGTATTTATTTAGTTTGGAATCAATGGTTAAAAGAAAATCATTATGAAGAACATCACAAAGCTGTAAACGCTACAGGCCCAAAAAACAATGTAATCAATAGAATATTCAAACATCTTGGTATGAAAGCAAAAGATTATCAACACGGATTCAAAAGAGGTGTTTACTTTGCAGACATCTATGAAAACGGAAAAGAATTTTTTAGAAGTAATATAGAAGAAAAAGATTTGGTAATGAAAGAAAAATATAAATTAGATTATGATAGAATTATCAATTGGTGGAAACCAAAAGCAATTAGACGATATGAAAAATTGCATTCAGAAAACAGATTAAAACCAGAACAACTTTTCTACTCAGACATTATGGATATGTCGTGGGAAGAAACAAAAGAAAAATACTTAGGAGAAGTAGGTAGATGACATTAACAGAACAACAAATACAAGACAACTATAACGAGTTGAGAAAAATCATCAACGATACATTTAGTGGTTTAAGATTAGATAAATTAAATTATATGTATGATGACTTAGAGGACAGAATGGTGTTAGCACCAGCTAGTTCAGTAGAACATTATCACAATGCGAAAGTGGGTGGATATGTAGAACACATATTACACGTGATTAAATTTTCACAACAAATCAAGAAAATATGGGAAGACGCAGGAGCGACGATTGACTTCACAGACGAAGAATTAATCTTTTCAGCTATGCATCACGACTTAGGTAAAGTTGGTGATGAGTTAGGAAATGAATATTATATACCAAATGAATCGGAGTGGCATATAAAAAACCAAGGTAGAATTTACAATGTAAATCCTGAGATAGAACATATGAATGTTACGGATAGAAGTTTGTTTTTATTACAACACTATGATATTAAATATTCATCAAAGGAATTCTACGGAATTAGATTGGCTGATGGAATGTATGAAGATGGAAATATAAGTTATTTAAAAACATCAATACCTACATCAATGTTAAGAAGCAATCTACCAATCATATTACATCAAGGTGATATGATGGCTACATACTACGAAAGAGATATGTGGAAAAATGGTAATAAGAAAGAAACAGAAAAAGTAGCTAAGTCGGTTGATAAAATAAAGAAAGCGGTAGATACTGAAGTTAAAGAAAAGTTCAATACCAAAACCACAGAAGCTAAGGATATATTTAACGAACTATTTGGGGAGGCTAAAAAATGATATTAGAAATCGTATTAGGATTAATCATCATTATGTTTAGTTGGACTACATTTAATCTAACGAGAAAAGTAGAACGACTTGAAACTTGGATTGAAGATTATGCACAAAGAATACAAGACACCAAACAAGTATTAGAAGAAATTGATGCTAAAGGTAGTTTTGAAGCTGATGATGAAATCGGTGTAGTATTCACATCAATAAAAGAAGCGATAGAAGAACTAAACGAAATAACAGAAGAGGAGTTATAATGCCAAGAAAAGCCAAAAAGGGTTCACCAAGATATTACTTTCATCAAGGAACAGAAGATGCAATCATAAGACATAATAAAGAAACTCGTCCACATATGAGAGAGCGAATTTACAATGAACACATTAGAGTTCCATTTGAAAAGTTGGCAGAAAATATAATTCATACATTTAAGTTTTATTACTTTGATGTTCCGAGTGTTGATGTAATGCACGAGGTAGTAAGTTTCTTATATATGAATATGCATAAGTTTACTGAGGGTAAGGGAAAAGCATTTAGTTATTTTAGTATTGTTGCTAAGAACTATTTGATTCTACATAACAATAACAATTATAAAAAACTTAAACAACACGAGGGTGAGGAAGTTACGGATTATAAACGAGACGCTTTATATGAAACAAGACGAGTCGATATATTAGAGGGACAAAAAGAATATATGGATTTGTTCGTAGATTATTGGTCTAACAATCTAACTACCGTGTTCAAAAGAAAACAAGATATTGATGTTGCAAACTCAGTATTGTATTTAATGGAACAACGAGAGAATATAGAAAACTTCAACAAAAAGGCTTTGTATATTTTGATAAGAGAGATGACAGGTTCAAACACACAACATATTACAAGGGTAATTAATGTTATGAAAAAACATCACTTCAATCTACATAAAAATTATTTAGCTACAGGCTCAATAGAAACAAAATGGACTGGCTCGTGGGAAAATTTATAATATTATTATTGTTATTGGTTGGTTGTGAAAACTCAACTCAATGGGTTGAACGAACACCAGAAGTAACTTATGATATGAGATTACCTATTGATGAGAATGGTTATTATCATTTAGAAATCGATAGAGAAAAAGTTCAAACTCTACATAGGGTTAGTGGTTATGTTGGAGATGATTACGGCCCAATTGAGGCTCATAGAGTTGAATGGGAAAGTAATTTGTATTGGTTTATCGGTGATACATTGGGTTATGTGGTTAAACGAGGATTGACTGATGACTTGGTGTATGTTAGTTATGATACAACTTACATTACTTGGTTTAATGGTTATGAAGTTCCAACAACAAACGAAGTTAGTTATTCAAACAGATATGGTGAAATAGGTAATATGATTGCACCTACAAAACAAATGGTTGGAGATACTTTACGACTAACTTCTAATCACAACACTTTCAATATTGTATTAGACTAAAAAGGGTGGTATTTCTACCACCCCTTTTAATTCCACCTTTATTTTTTATATAATCCCATCAGTATCAGTAATGCTAGTAATCCAACAAATCCTTTCTCACCAAACATACCGATAATCGCGGTTATATTTCCAATAACATTTACACCGAAGAAACCACTTCCGAAAATAATTTCACAAATAGCTCCTATTGATACTAATGAAATAAGTAGTTGAGCTAAGTCATCTACATATCCTTTCACCATTACTATGATGTCTTTCATTATGTTTCCCCCTTTTATTACTAAAATGATTGGATTTTACCCCAATCGTATAATAACTATATGGAAATATTGAAAAAATTAATGAGTATATAAATATATATCCCTATTTTTTCACAAACTTATATTTATTGTTAGGTAAAAACTATGTCAAATGATTACGAAATATTCGAGGGTAAGACCTTATCAGATGTCTTTAAAGACATATACGATAATTCCAAAACTAATAAACAACAATTAGAAGTATTGATGAAAGAGGTAGTGGGATTTATCAAGGACGGAGATACAGCCGTTCAGATTATCCCTATGTTAAAAGAGTATTTAGAAATCAATGTTAAGAACGACGAACAACTTGTTAAGTTAGCAACAATCGTTCAAAGAATTACCGCAGCAGAAAGAAGAGTATCAGATAGTGGAGATGAGTTTGGTTTATCAGAGGCAGAAAAGAAACAACTTATGGATGCCATTGAGTCTGATGTTCAAGAGTTACAAATCAAAAAAGACGAGATAGATAGTTCAATCAGTAAGGAAAATTAATGGCCTATTTTGATGAGGCGGGTATAAAAACCCAAGAGACTAAGGAACAAAATAATATTCGCTTAGAAGACAACTCTACATCTAATGATATTGTAGACGAATCCTTGCTGCGACAAAAATTAAAAAATTTAGTTCAAAAAGAATTTTTTCATCAATTAGAACCAGTAGAAGTTTTAGAAATAGTATCAGACCAAAATAAAAATAAATTTGGAAAAATAATTGGTAGGTATGTTTATTCAGAACATAATCAACCACTTAATGATTGTAGAGAAAGTGGTGCTTTTATACCACTTCAATCAAATATTATTCAAATGCCTTTACCAGGTGAAGTTGTTATTGGTTTTGAATTTGATGGTAATAGATATTATTTTTCAGCTATAAACCCAACACCTGCAGATGTAAATAACTTAGATGAGTTGAAAGGACTTAGTAACACAACAGGTCAAGAAGAATATAAAACTAAATTTTTTGAACAAAGTAGCTATTACGCAGATAACTCTGATAATGTAAAAGGTAGAAAAGATAACAGAGAAGAAAATACTACAAAAAGAAGAGGTGGTAAAAATAGTAGTTTTGACTTAGGTGATACATTGATACAAGGACGACACAATAACTTTGTTCATCTAAGTAGTGACCAAAGAAAAAATCCAAAAAGTGATAGTGGTAATATTACGATAGGAGCGTATAGAAAAAATGACAAAGGTTCTTCCATAGAGATTACAACAAGAGAAGAAATTTTGTATCCACAAAAAGTAATACAATTGGGTGAAGATATGAAATTCGACACATTTGGAAACACCACAAAAGAACCATTTATAGCCGAGGGATTTACAGAACCATCAATATTTTTAAATTCAGATAGAATTGTTTTATTCGCAGCAGGTGAAGAACAAGGCGACATAGCTATTTTTGCAAACAACAATGTTCACATAAAAGGTAAAAGTGTTCAAATAAGAAACGCAGAAGTAGTTGATGTTAATTCAAAACAATTTGTTCAAAACGTAGAAAATGTATATAGAATCACACAAGATGTAAAAGCAGGTAATGTAATCATATTACCTGAAGGTATTGTTGAAGAAGGTGCTGATAAAGCACAAGAGTATAGAAAAAATATTAACAAACTAATAGTTAAAATTAATAGTTTGATTCCTGCAGCTATTCCTGGAACAAGAGCTACACCTAATCCACTTTGGTTCAAAAACATTAGAGATGGAATTAAAGAAGCTAGAGAAGCATTAGAACAAAATAAATTAATAACAAGTTTAAAATGGTTAGATTTTAAAAAATGGAAAACTTATACAATTGAAGAACTAAAAGAAGCTTGGAGTCCAGTGCCGGGTATGGCAGAGATTATTTCAAAATTAGGTAATTTACAATCCTTAATTGAAGATGTTGAAAGAGTCCAAGAAGAATATAATGTAATCAAATCAGATATTGAAAATACAAGAGCGATTTTATCTGCACCGAAAGATTACATTGCAGAAATAGCCTATGGTTCTGCTGTAACATTTGGTGGAAAAGAAATAGTATCATTAACTGATATACTTAACAAATATGAAGATGATGGTGGTAAGTTAAATGAAGTGGAAAATGGTGAGGAATTAAAAGAAAGATTACAGAGCGTAAACCAAGAAATAGAACAAGGTGTATTTGACGAAGCTGACGAAGAAAGAATATTTGGAGACGGAGACCCAAATTCAAGCACCACTGCAAATTCATTGGTTGGTAAACTTAAATCAGATATACAATCAGGTTTGTATAATGGATTTATGATGCAAGATTTAGATTTAGAAATAAAACTTGAAACTGAAACAGCTAAAAAAGATTTAACAGTAATGTTATCAGAAGCGTCTAAACAGAATCAAGAGATACAAGAGGAGTTAAAATGAACAAAGATAAATTAAAAAATATTATTGAATTAGTTGTTCGTAAAGAAGTCAAAAAACAACTGAGCGAGATATTTATTAATGAAGAAAAAGAAATTAGTTTATCAGAAACTATTTCTAAACCAAAACCTAAAAAGGTTATCAAAAAACCTAAAAAACAATACACAAAAAACAAAATGTTAAACGAAGTATTGAATAACACCAAACCATTAGGTAGTCAAGAACAAGAAGACTATCCAACATTGGGCGGTGGTGTATTAGGAAGTGATAATATGGCCGAGGTCTTAGGATACGGAGATTTAGGTATGGGTAGTAATAAAGAAAGAGCGAGAGAAATGGGAGCAGTTGAAACGATTAAAAAAGCAGGAGTTTCAGTAGATGCAGTTCCTGAAGATGTTCAAAACGCATTGACTCGTGACTATTCTGGTTTAATGAAAGCAATGGATAAAAAGAAAAAAGGTGAAGGTAATTTTAGACCTTAATAATAAATGGCAAAAAGTGTAAGAGAAATAGATAGAGATGACAACATTTATGTTGGTGTTAAGTTTCCATTAGATTATAATCGTGCGACTGGATTTTTTAATCAATCTAAAACAATCCAAGAACAATCAAAATCAAATTTAATAAACTTATTACTAACAAGTCCGGGTGAAAGAGTTTTTCAACCATCATTTGGCTCTAATCTAAGAGCGATACTATTTGATAGTTTTGATACTGTAACATCTGACAACATAGACGAGGCTATAAGAGAAGCAGTTA